AATTTCAAAAGGCTAAAGGCTCAATTCCTAGATGAGCACGGCGGGCTGTCGAACGCCGGGAAAACCATCTTTGTAGACAAGGACACGAAGTGGACGCAGGTCTCTCTGTCGCCTGAAGACGCTCAGACGTTAGAGAGCAGGCGCTTCCAGGTTACGGATATCTGTCGTTTGTTCGGCGTTCCGCCGCACATGGTTGGCGAGTCCGATAAGTCAACATCATGGGGCAGTGGCATTGAGCAACTGTCGCTTGGGTTTCTTCGGTTCACCATCGAGCCATGGTTGAAGCGAACGGAAGATGAGTTTCAGCGAAAACTGTTCAACGGCTCACGGTTTTATGCCGAGTTCGATCGTGATGCGCTGTTGACGATGGACTCCAAGGCGAGCGCGGAAATGTTCGCCAGCGGCATCCAGAATGGTTGGCTTAAGCCGGCCGAGGTTAGGCATTTGAAGAACCTTCCTGCAGCAGAAGGCGCAGATCAACTCTTCATCAATTCAACAATGCAGCCAATCGCCAACGCCGGGAAGAAGCCGCCCGTGCCTGGGAATGACAACGGCGGCGCTGCGCCAGCCGCAGCAGATTAAGGACTATAAAATGCAAATCAACAAGCAGGACGCACAGGCCAATTGGCGCTCGCGGTTTAATAACCGCACTGTGCGTGATGCAGCAGCACCGAAGTTGGAAGTTAAAGCCGCTGCTGATGGTTCGGCCGAGATTCTGCTTTATGACGAGATTGGCTACTGGGGCGTAACTGCGAAAGACTTCGCTGGAGTGCTCGCCGGTATCACCGCTCCATCTATCACCGTGCGCATCAACAGCCCCGGCGGAGACGTCTTTGACGGACTCGCCATGTACAATTCACTTAAGTCGCACCCAGCAACTATCAACACCGTTGTAGATGGTCTCGCGGCGTCGGCTGCTTCATTCATTATGTTGGCTGGTGACACCGTCACCATGGCTGAAAACTCCCTCGTTATGATCCACAAAGCGTGGGCGATGGGCATCGGCAATGCTGACGATATGACGGCGCTCGCTGGCGTGCTTGATAAAATCGACGGCCAGATCGCCAGCATGTATGCCGCGAAGAACGGCAAGACCGTTGACGAGAATCTTGCGGCTATGACTGCCGAAACGTGGATGACGTCTGCGGAAGCTAAGGATTTTGGCTTAGTTGACACCGTGATCGGTGAAAAAGAGTCCGCCGACGAACCGACCGGCGAAGACGCGCCTGCAACTAGCAATCGCGTGACACAGATGCGGTTGCGCTTGGCGCTTTCCGCGGTCGAGTAACAAGCCCCAACACCCACCACAAGACACCACCACAAGAAATTGCGCGCGGCAATTCCGCTTCGCGCTGTTCCCGGTTGCGTTGTGCAACCTTTACCACGGAGGGCCATATGGCCGTTAAAGACTTGCGGGAGCAGCGCGCTAAGCTCGTTGCCGATGCGCGCGCTATGTTTGATACCATCAAGACCGATACTCCTGCCGCTGAGGCCGCGGAGATCGAAGCCAAGTTCGACGCCGCGATGGCGGAGGCCGACGTAATCAAGGCCCGCATCGACCGCGAAGAGCGTCTTGAGGCGTCGGAAAAGCATCTTTCGGAACGTCAGAGTATTACGGCGCGTGTTCGTAATATCTCTGTCGACGAAGTCTCTGAGAATGAAGTTGCTGAAACTAAGGCGTTTCGCAGTTACCTGCGCAATGGCATGGGCGGCCTGAGTGCCGAGGAGCGCGAGATTGCACTGCCGCGGTTCCAGAACGCGCAGTCGACTGGCTCGAATACCGGCGGCGGTTACACCGTCCCGCAGGGTTTCTACAACGAGCTTGAGGACGCCGAGAAGGCTTACGGCGGCATGCTTGATCCTGGCGTATCGTTTATCTTCGATACCGACTCTGGCAACGCGCTGCCGATTCCGACCGACAATGACACCAGCAACTCTGGCGCCATCCTTTCGGAAAACACGCAGGTTAGCGGCCAGGACGTCACGTTCGGCTCCGTTACGCTGGGTGCATACACCTACACCTCCAAGATTGTGTTGGTGTCGAACCAGTTGCTGCAGGACTCGGCGTTCAACCTAGACCAGTTCCTTGCGAAGAAGCTTGGTACTCGTATTGCCCGCGCGATCAACACCCACTTCACGGTTGGTGATGGTTCGAGCAAGCCGACCGGCGTTGTGACCGCGTCGACCTTGGGTGCGACTGGCGCGGCTGGCGAAGTCGCCGGCATCATCTTCGATGATCTGATCGAACTTGAGCACTCCGTTGATCCGGCATATCGCAAGAACGCGCGGTATATGTTCGCTGACGGCACCTTGAAGATCATCAAGAAGTTGAAGGACAGTCAGGGTCGTTATCTGTGGCAGCCCGGCCTTACCGTCAACAAGGAGCCGGACACCATCAACGGCTACGTGTACACGGTAAACCAGGATATGCCCGCCGTTGCGGCGTCCGCGAAGTCCATCCTGTTTGGTGACTTCTCGGATTACTACATCCGCCGCGTCACCGGCGCGCAGGTGCTTCGTCTGACCGAGCGTTACGCCGACTACAACCAGACAGGCTTCGTCGCCTTCCAGCGTTGGGACGGTAACCTTGTCGACGCCGGCACGCACCCGGTTAAATACTTCGCGCACCCGGCTTCGTAAGGCTGGTCGTGAAGGTCGTTACACTATCGTCGTGGGCGGGTCGTAATTTCGACATTGCCCACGGCAGCTTAGTCGATATGCCTGACGAGGTGGCCCTCGTCAGGATCGACGCCGGCATTGTGCGCGAAGCGACAGCCGAAGAAGTATCAACACTTGAATTGAAACCATTTCCAGGTGTCGTCGCAACTGGTGTTGCCGCGAATTCTGGCGTTTTAGCCAGTTCAGCGGAAGCGGGACGGCCCACAGAGCGGACCACGCTACATCTTCCGAAGAAAGGGAAGCGACGATGAGAGACCAATCCAACGACCTGAATTTCAAGCAGTTGTTTGCGCCGAAGGCGGCGGTAACGGATAATACTGCGCAGGTATCGAGCATTATCGACATGCTTGGATACAACTCCTGCACGATGGTTCTTAACACCGGCACCTTGTCGGACACTGATGCAACATTTGCAGTGACTCTTGAACATGGCGATGCGTCCGATTTGTCGGATACCGCTGTTCCGTCTGCCACCGACTTGATCGGCAGTGCGGCTCTGGCGAGTTTTGATTTTGCCGCTGACAACGCCTGCCGCAAGGTTGGTTACATCGGCAGCAAGCGTTATGTCCGCGTTACGGTTACTCCGTCCAACAACACCGGAAACCTTTTCCTTGCTGGTGTTGCGGTGCTTGGCAATCCGAAGGTCGCGCCGCAGCCTGGCATTCCGGCTTAATTTGTAGGGCGGCGGACTGATGTATTATGATCGCCAGTACGACTGGGATAGAAGCGCGGCTGTTTCGCGCTACTATCGCACGATCGCACCGTCCGCCGCACCAATTACTCTTGCGCAGGCAAGAGCACATCTTCGCGTAGATTATACGGACGAAGATGATTTTATCTCGATGCTGATCGACGTTGCGACGCAACTGTTTGACGGCACCGGGAAACATCGCGACGGTGTTCTTGGCTGCGCGATGATGACCCAAACATGGGTCTTGGAAACGTCGCATTGGGTTGTTCCGTTTCGTCACAAGTTACCGCGGCTGGCTTCGGATTATAGGATCTGGATTGACCACGGCCCGGTGCAATCGATTGGTAGCATAAAGGTCTACACTAAGAACGTTTTGGTTGATTGGCCGTCTGACCAGTGGCGCGTTGGTCATGAAGACACGCGGTCGTTTATTACCGCAGCACCTGATGGCAACTGGCCTGCGTTTGATTTTCGCGAGGATGCCTTCCAAGTCACGTACACGGCTGGATATGGCGATAACGCTACCGACGTTCCAGCCCCGTTGCGTGCAGCAATGCTGCTCATGATTGGGCACCTTTATGAAAACCGCCAGTCGGTTGTTGTAGACGCCTCGCGCGTGCAGGCGCTTGAAGTTCCGCAGGGTGTTGCGGCCCTGATCGCACCATACAAAGTGAATAAATTCTAGGAGATACCATGACTGATTTGGCTGTTACCGCGGCGAATGTTGTTGCCGGTGCGGATGTCGCGCGCGTTTTTGGGCAGGCCGGCGAGGCTATCACCGCTGGCCAAGTCGTGTACTTGGATGGGACCGCTAAGAAATGGAAGCTTGCGGACTCTAACTCGTCAACAGTTGGCGCGAACAAGGCCGGCGGCATTGCGCTGAATAGCGCGGCGTTGAACCAGCCTATTGCGGTGGCTACCAGCGGGGATGTTACGATCGGCGCAACACTCACGGCTGGCTCGGCATATTACTTGTCTGAAACTCCCGGCGGCATTCAGCCGGTGGCTGATCTTACTACGGGCGAGAACGTCTGCCTGCTTGGTATCGCAACGTCCACGACGGTACTGGCTGTAGCCATTCAGGCTCCGGGCGTGGTGCTGTAGTGGGATGCGGTTTGCGCTCCTAAATAGGCGTGCGCGCTTTCAGTCCATAGTAGATACCCCTGATGGGGCCGGTGGTTCCGTCAGGGATTGGGCTGATTATGTAACGGTGTGGGCGTGTCTTGTGCCAGATAGGGCGCGCGAGAAAATCCAGCAGGGGCGCATTGCGGATGAGCAATCCGGCGTTCTGAAGGTTCGCAGTAGCACGGCAACACGCCTAATTGACTCGGCGTACCGTGTCGTTATTGGCGGCATCACCTACAATATTAAGTCTCACAGCAACCCCGACCAGCGCAACGATATGCTGGAGTTTCTTATCGAGGTTGATGGGACCGTGCCGGTTTAACTACTTGTCGGACGTCTTCTTGAAGCGCTGCAAAATGTAGTTCTCT